GAAGACTCTCCAGCAATAGCAGTAATCTTATTCCCAGATACACCACCAAATACACTACCTGAGACCAGTGCATTAAAAATGTACGAACCTGTGTCAACATAAGTTTCAGTTTCATCAATCTCAGCAGCAAGTTGTGTATACTCACCACCAATTTCTTTTACAATATCTTTAAGAAAATCCATAGTTATACAAAGAAGGACTGTAGAGTGTTTGTTTTTTCAGTTCTCCAATTGATACATTGCAGAATAGACTTCAATGGCTCAAGGAAACTTTTATCAAACTGAAGTTCATAATCAACATACTTACCAATATTCAATTCTTTTGGGAACTGTTGAATGAAGGAGATTACATTTTCATGCAGTGGATTAGGTTTCTTCAAATAGCAGAACTTAATCTTTTCTCCATTGTTGATAACTGGATATTTATTGTCCAGTCTATTTTTCTTAGTATGGTAATTATACAGTAGAACACCTCTAATGTGAATGGGAGTTCCCTTCTCATAGATTGAGTTTACTGATTTATATTTGCTGATATTATTAGCAGTCCTTGGGAATGAAATTTCCTCTGGAGGTAAGTTATAGAACTTCTTCTTACTGCTAGCAATGAAGTCAATCATATCATCTTCAGTTTTTGTCATGATGATTTTGAATGCTTCTTTAATCATAGACCTGCAAGGTGCAGGTGTTGAAGACTTGACTGCTTCCATGCCCATGATTTTAAGTTTAGGTTCAGAATACCTAACACCCTCAGAGTCCCATACATTAAGGATATATCTTTTCTTTGCAGTCCAGATACCCCTCTCTGCAATGTTCTCCCTCTTCATCTGCATCTTCTGATCATACGCATGTACATACGTCGCCAGTTCCTGGTAACTCTTATCAATGAATGGTTCAATCTGGCTCTTGCAAGCTTTATCGAGAAAGTCAACGATTTTCCCTTTATCAGATACTCCGTCAGGAAAGATGTGGTCAACCAGAGAACCAAGACGTAGGTAGATAGAGTCAGTATCAGAGGCAATAACATAATCAACCCCTTGAGTTTTTAGCAAATTATTTAGATACTGATTCATCTTATTTTCAATCCATCTGATTGAAAGTTGACCAGACAGTGTTACTGCCTCAGCATTTTCAATAAGGAAGTATCTAAAGTATTCATTGCCAACAGCACCATAAGCAGAGTTCAAAGAAATCTTCTTTGCCATCTGGATGTTGTTACACCTTGCAATCTCCTTTGTCAGTTCAACAGTAGGAGTTTTCTCATACTGCTTCTTTGCCTCAAGCATCTTCTTTTTATAGATGACACGATCTGTGTACATCTTTTCCATCAGTTCAGGAAGGAATCCTCTGATATCCTTTCTGTATTGTGCACCATTAGCACAGACAGTGTATGGATAGTTATCTGGGATTTCTACATTTCCCTTCAGAAGTTTATCTACTGTGATGTTGGGGAATCTATCCTCAACAAGAGTTTCTGGAGAAATGTTGTACTGCATAATCAAGTGGGGATATAGAGAGTTCAAGTCAAAACTCACAACCCAATCATGCTTTCCAGTAATAGGATCCTTAACATAGGCACCTTCATACCTTTGATCTTTCCTTGTCTCCCTCTTAAATGGGATGACAATGTTCTTAGATCTTAGGTAATTATAGATGATAGAATCCCACATCCTAACCTGAAAGAACACATCATTGTAGTTACCTTTACCATCATATGCCATGGTAATTGCAAGTTCAATGAGGCGCATTTTATCCTCAAGTCTGTCTACCAGTTCTACGTCAACAATGTTGTATTCAACAAACTTTTGCCAATCTTTAGTGTAGAACTCTTTAAAGGTTTCATACTCAGAGTGATCCAACTTCTGCTGACCAAGTTCAACATTAGCAATGTGATCCAGTCTGTATGATTCCTGGTTTGTATAAGTAAACTTCTTATACAATTCCATGTAGTCCAAAATTGTAATGCCAGCAATATCCATCCTGGTATATTCCCTACCAGCAATAGTTGCTTGGTTCTCTGTGACAATACCCCAGGGAGATAGTTTCTTTACTGCTTTGGTTCCAAAGATCTTTTCAATCCTTCCACAAATATATGGAATATCATAAAGATCACAGTTCCAACCAGTGATAACATCTGGATGATTTGAATCCCAATAGAACAAGAATCTATCAATCAAATCATATTCATCTTTACACAGAATATACTGAACATTATCTTGCTTGTTATCAAAAGGTTTTACACCCCAAGTAACAATATTCTTGGTGTTGTAATCCTGTATGGAGATAGTCAAGAGTTCTTCCTGACAACTCTTGACATCTGGGAATCCATTTTCAGAAGCAACCTCAATGTCAATAGTGACTAGTTGAATCTTGCTGATATCAAACTTAATTGATTCTTCAGGATAGTTATCTGAGATGTATTGATTGATATACCTTGTGTTTCCATACAAGGTAAAGTTTTCTACATTCTGATACTTATCAATGAATTCTCTAGTTTCACGAATGGTTCCTGGTTTTACTTCTTCAGCATACTTCCCATCAAGAGTTTTGAACTTAGTCTTTTTATTTGTGCTTGCATAAAGAGTGGGATAAAAAGTTTCCCTGTTCTTAAAATGCTCGCCATTATCAAACCCCCTGGTGAGAATTTCATTCCCAACCAGGACAACATTAGTGTAGAATTTCATTTAATAAGGTCTTGGTATTTCTCAAGTAAGGTTGGTCTTGGTTCTGCAAGAGTTAAGATCTTATCAGAACTAATCATGAAGACATCCTGACTAGTATAACCAATCAGGAATGGTTCTAGTGTTTCATCACTTTTAACCACAAATGGTTTAGTGATTCTACAGTCAGGTTCACCTAACTCAGAAGTGACTTCTTCAATCTTGCTGATCAGTATCAGATTGTTCGTCAGTGCTAGTAGTTTGACCATTTACATTCTCCATGTATGAATTTACCACCTCATCATGTGGTTCAACAATAGTAACAACCCAGTCACAAGGAATAGGAATTTCTTTTTGTTTAGACAGAGGAACGTAAGGATAATAAGTTACACTAGATGCACCACCTCTATCCTCTTCATTTAGACGAGTAACGTATGGATTCTTGAGAAGGTAACCAATTACCTTTTCTCCAGACATAATTTCTTTTACATCAGCAATGACATCCTCATAGGATTTCAGTACCAAAAGTTTAACAGACATAATTTTCCAATGTTAGCGATTTATCTTGTAGTTTTAAAATGTGATCTGCAAGTTTGTCAATGTAACCTTTGTTCCTAAGTTCTTTAAAAACAAGATTCTCAAAGGCAAACTCACCACCTCTATCTAGGGCAGAATTTCTCATGTCCCTAAGTTTTTTTAGCAGACTTTCCAATGTCTGAGCATTGTCAGCATGTTTGATAGTCCTCTCTATCTTGACAATCATATCACGAACCTTGGAGCTTAGCAAGTCAGTATCCACTTCAGTGGAAAGTTTTTCTGGTTTGATTAACCACTTATTTGACTTTACAGAAAAGACTCCCTGACTTTTTCTCCTTGTCTTTCCAGGTTCCTCTACATAAGGTTCAATATCATGACCATAAACCTTTACATCATGAGTTGTTGTCCAAAGTTGTTTCTTAGTTTGATAGTAATCAGACATTACATCTGGACACACTTTTGTGTCAACAACTAAATGCAAATCAAGATCTGAATACTTTGTATAGTTGTATCCAACATTACCACCAAGGATAAGAATGTCAATGATATCAGACTTCTTTACTTCAACATATCCTGCCCAGGCATTAGCAACTTTTAAAAGGTGTGTTCTTACCTCTGGTTTTAACCTTTCCCCATTCCAGAAGGTAGGATTTAATTTATCATGGACTCTGAATGATACAGATTCTTCAAGGAAATTCTTATAACTTTTCATCAACCCTTTTTATAGATATTTATAAAAAGAGAGGGATGGATGGTCTTAGTCATCCTCCCTCTGCGCCGACGATATTCAGTATTATTTAGAGATAATCCTTCCTAGCATGATGCTCAGGAACTACCTTTCCTAATCGAATGACAAGTAATCCATCTTCAAAGGTGACTTCTCTGACTTCTGTGTCGTCTGAGAGTGTCCATGCTCTTTTGAAACTTCTGCTAGCCACTCCCTTGTGGACAAACGTCCTTTCCGTCTCTGAATCTGATTTTTGTCCTTCGACAAAAAGCTTTCCATATTCTGTGAAAACATTTACTTCTTCCTTCTTAAAACCAGCAAGGGCAATCTCAAGAAGAGACTCTACATTATTTACTTGGACAAGGTTGTATGGTGGGTAATTTGTTGTAGTTTCATGAATATTGAATAGACGATCAAAGTATTCGTCCATACCAATACTGTTCTTATTGATCCTCTCCATTAAGGCAGGAAGATCAGACGTAGTATATCTCATCAGATTAGTCATTATGGTAGCTCCTTTAAAAGCGAGTTTGTGTTTTGTGGACCCCTAAGGCATCCAATACTAATTATAACAGATCAACAAAAAAGAGGTAGGGTAAAAACCCAACCTCTTTATAGGGTGTTCCGATTGTAGAGTGTGCCGCACGAAAGACACAAAATTATTTAGGCAAGTGCTTTTGTAATTTCAGAGATAGAAGTCATGGCAATATCTTTAGGAACTCCAGACCATTTAAAGATCTGATCCCCAGTATCTGAAGAAACCATGATTGTAAATGTTTGTGTTTTGGGAACTTTTGAAACTAAAATTGGACTATCATCTTCACCAGAAGTCTCAAAAATAGTGAGCATTGTATTGTGATCCAATTCAGTGCCTTGGAAAATTTGGGGTAATTGTGGTCTCCAAGGATCCCAATCAGGATGACCCATAGAACTACGAAAAGCTGCTGAGATTCTATCTTGAATTACTGCATGTTCTGCATCATTAAGATATGGAAAAGATTGTTCACATTCTCGTTTAATGCCAGTCAATCTACTGCTTGTAGATTTTGCTGCAGAAAGGGTAGCAAGTCTTTTTTTTATAATTGCTCTCCAAGACCTATTATAATCAGCATCAAAATTAGGAAACTTTTCTTGAATAGATCTAAGGTTAATACCTTTTACTTGGGATGGCATTTTTCAACTTCTAATAAACTAATTTCCCATAATAATAACCCATTAAAAAAGGGGTGTCAACCCCTTTCCAACTTGCTTAATTTACATTAAATGAAATTGAAATTCTATCCTCAGTCTCATTCATATTTGGAAGAACTCCATGATCCAACCAACTAGGAAATATGTATAATGTGTTTTCTTTTGGAATAAATCTCCATACGGGACTAGTGTACTTGTTATATTCTTCTTGCTTTTTACTCCAATCTCTAGAGATTGGAGATAAAGATGGGTGTCTAAATTCAATGTTGCCACAGTCTTCTGGAGTTTTAACATAAAAAACCCCAGACAACATACATCTTGGATGATCATGTACTTGATTGTATGCACCAGGACCATTAATGTTAATCCAAGCGGTGTTTATGATTAAATCTGACTTTAGGGAAATTTTATCTGCAAATTCCTTAGCACTTGATAACATTTCATCAAAAAAATAATCTAAAGGAGTATTGCCTATATTTAATCTTGATGATTGCCATCCATTTATGTTACTTACGTTTGCACCTCTATCAATCTCTCTTTTGCAATAGCAATCATACTGCATGTCTTCTAGATCAAAATCAAAAGTCTTCTCTAGAATAGGAACAGAAAATAGATCAATTATTTCCATACTAGTTAATCACAAATTCTTCATATGATGCCCAACCAGTAACAATACACTTGACTTGTGTTGGACTAGGTATTCCCATGTGAGAGTGAGTCCATGATGAAGGCCATATCCACAGGTCTCCCTTTTTTGCTTTTAACGTTATATTTTGATGAGGAAACCTTGTTCCTCCTTTATCAGTCACATCATTTAAATATAACATCCACGCAAGTATCCTCTTGCTTGCTATATCATCGGCACCATGTTCACAGTGCTCCGAATAAAATGCTTCTCCTGGTGCATATTTTTGAATATTAAATCCATCATCTATTCTCCAATGATACAGTTTTCCTATAAAAGGATAAGTGTTAATCAATTTTCTACAACTAGAATCTAAAGTTGTATGAAAAGAACTGATCGCAGAATAGGTGACATATTTCTTGAACGAAACATTTACTTCAGTGCAAACCTTAAATTCTCTTTGATATTCACTTACACCGACTCTACCTCTACTTTTGTTAGGGTTATTTTCATAAAAGTTAATTAACATATCACAGATCTTATGATCAACTTTTTCGTGATATAAGAAATTATTCTTGTAGTTGTAAAACATTTTAAGTGGCACGGAAATTCAAGGAAATTGTTATTCGTTCATCGTCACTCATGTTTTTAGTGACAAGAT